AACGTGTTGTTTTTAAAAATAGAATGTTAAAAGCAAAGAAAGAATATGAGTTAACTAAAAATCCTGAACTTGTAAAAGAAATTTCTCGTTGTCATAATATTCAATGGGCAAGAAAGATTGCTCTAAACTCCGCTTATGGTGCTGTTGGCAATCAATACTTTAGATACTATGACGTAAGACAGGCCAGTGCCATTACAACAGCAGGCCAGTTTATCATTCGGTTTATAGAAGAAAAAGTTAATACATATTTAAATAATATATTAAAGACTCACGATAAGATAGATTATATTGTGGCTTCAGATACAGATTCAATCTATGTCACATTAGATAAACTTGTAGAACATACTTGTAAAGATAAAACGGAAGACCAGATTTGTAATTTCATAAACAAAGTAGTTGACAGTAGAATTGAACCATTTTTAAATAAATGTTTTGAAGAACTTGCTGATTACACAAACGCTTTTAAAAACTGTATGGTAATGAAACGAGAAGTAATTGCCAACAAAGGTATATGGGTGGCTAAAAAAAGATATATGTTAAACGTATTAGATGAAGAAGGAGTTAGACTTTCAAATCCTAAATTAAAGATTATGGGTATTGAAGCAGTTAAATCTTCAACACCACAAGTATGTAGAGGTAGAATTAAAGAGGCCATTAAGATTATAATGAATAAAGACGAAACAACATTACAAAGTTTTATTGCTGATTTTAAGAAAGAGTTTTTTACTATGTCGGCTGAACAGATATCCTTTCCAAGATCTTGTAATAATATGAAGAAGTATTATGATAGTAATAATATCTTTATTAAAGGAACACCAATACACGTTAAAGGTGCTCTAATCTATAATCATCAAATAAAAGAGTTTAAACTTAAAAACAAATATCCTTTAATACAAGAAGGAGATAAAATTAAATTTCTTAAACTTGTAGAAGCAAATCCATTTAAGTTTGATGTTATAAGTTATATAACAACTCTACCAAAAGAGTTTAAATTACAACAGTATATAGATTATGAAACACAATTTGAAAAAACATTTTTAGATCCAATGAGATTTATATTACAATCTATTGGTTGGTCACAAGAAAAAAAAGCAAACTTAGAATTATTTTTTGTATGATAAATTGGTTATTTTATACACTACCTGAAAACAGAAGATTACATTATCTTATTAGCTTATGGGTAGCATTAGTGATTATACCACATTATGTTTTAGATATGATTTTTACTGTACCAATGCAATTTATTAATTTTATATGTTACGATATAGCATATTATTATATATTAAAAACAGGATATTTTGATAGATGATACCATTTCCTAATAAAAAATATAAAGTAATTTATGCTGATCCACCTTGGTACTTTAAATCATACAGTAAAAAAGGTGAAGGAAGAAATGCTACACAACATTATGATTGTATGAATATTGAAGATATAAAAAACTTACCAGTTAAAGACATATCAGAAAATGATTCAACCTTATTAATGTGGGTAACAGATCCTTTTTTAAAAATGTCATTTGAAGTTATTGAGTCTTGGGGATTTAAATATAAAACTGTGGCATTTACCTGGGTGAAAACAAATAAAAAAAGTCCAGGATATTTTAAAGGTTTAGGTTATTGGACAAGAGCCAATCCTGAAATGTGTTTGTTAGCAACCAAAGGTAAACCAAAAAGAATAAACAATGGCGTAGATCAACTTGTTGTTTCTAAATTAAGAGAACATTCAAAAAAACCTGATGAAGTTTATGAACGTATTGAAAAATTATTAGAAGGACCTTATATAGAATTATTTGCTCGTAATAAAAAAGATAATTGGTCTAGTTGGGGAAATCAAATATGAAAACATTAAATAAAGAACAGGCATTACATTGTGCTAAAATATTTAAAGATTATTTTGGTAATTTTAATCGTATAGATGATTATATGCGAGATCAAAAATTGGCCTCTATACAAAACATTTCTGCTGGATTACCGGGTATGAGTTTAGAAGATGATTTGTTTTCCGATTTTACAATGTCACCTAAAGATATGAAATTAGAAGTATTAGAAATTGATAATGTAACTTGGGACACTTGTATTAATATGATTTCAAGCCATAGTAATATGGTAAATATTCCTGGTAAAAATTTAAGATTAGCTGTTAAAGAAATAACTACAAATAAGTTTGTAGGGTTTATCAGACTATCATCACCTGTTATTAATATGAAACCTAGAAATGAAATGTTAGGTAATGTTCCGGATTTAAGCCACTTTAATAAAACGGCCATTATGGGATTTGTTATAGTACCTTCACAACCTTTTGGTTATAATTATCTTGGTGGTAAACTATTGGCCGCTATTTGTTGTAGTCATTATGTAAGAGATTTGATGAATAACAAATATAATATGAATCTATGTTTATTTGAAACTACAAGTTTATATGGCAATAGTAAGGCATCAAGTCAGTATGATGGTATGAAACCTTATGTCAGATACAAAGGCCTAACAGATAGTGATTTTATACCTATGTTACACGGCAAACCTTATGAAAAACTAAAAGATTACGTTGAGAATATAGTAGGTGATCTAGTAAAAGAAGATGCTTCAAGTAAGAAGTTAAAGTTAACCAATTCAATTATAGGTTTAATTAAACGTTCTTTGAAAGATGACAAAATAGAACTAGAAGATTTTAACAAAGTTATCAACAACGCAAAAGACTTGACAGAACAGAAAAGATATTATATAAGCCATTATGGTATTAAGAATTATATTGATATAGTAAATGGTAAAACAAATACTATTATTAAAGATGATACCTATGATAAATTTGAACTAGAAAGTATTATAGAATGGTGGAGAAAGAAAGCGGCCGTTCGTTATGAAACTTTAAAGAAAGAAAATAGAATACGAAATGAACTTGAAATTTGGACTAAAAATAATGATCTACAAATCATTCGATAGAGAAATGATTTATATAAATAAACTTATATATATTTGATGTGATGGTGGAAGAAATTTTAACAAATAGAGAGATGGATAAAAATAACCTTTTAATACACAAGCACTTAATTATCCGTGCTGAAGTAAAAAACCCCCCAAAAGACGAACAGAAACTTGCTGAGTGGATGAAGCAGTTTATTTCTTTTATCAATATGAAAATTTTAATGGGACCTTATGTTAAGTATTGTGATAAAGTAGGTAATCGTGGTATCACAGGTGTGGCCGTTATTGAAACAAGTCATATAGCCATACACGTTTGGGACGAAGCTGATCCGGCCATCATGCAGTTTGACGTTTATAGTTGTTCAGAATTTGACCCTTATAAAATAGCAGATAAACTTCAAGCTGATTTTGAAGTAGTCAAACTAGACTATAAGTTCCTTAATAGAGAAACTGAATTGAAACCTATAAGGTTAAAGAAAGATACAATGAAAAACGTGGAAACCCATAAATATGCAAATAGTAATAATCAACAGACTTCAGAACCCACCCTATTTAATATCTCCTAACTTTCTTCCAAAAGAACTTGACAATCTAAAGGAAATGTTATATAATGAGAATATCAAATATATATTAATATCTAGTGAAAAGGAGAATTTAGAATATGAGCAATTTTTTAAAAGACATAATTAAAGACGTAGGCAACGAATACGCCACTCTCGTAAGTGATGGTATCGACAGTGCTGACGTAACAAATTTTATAGATACAGGTTCGTATTCTTTTAATGCTCTACTATCAGGTAGTATTTTTGGTGGCCTTCCAGGAAATAAAATAACAGCAATAGCTGGAGAAGCAGCAACAGGTAAAACATTTTTTGCTTTAGGAATTTGTAAAAACTTTTTAGATAAAGATAAAGAAGCTGGTGTAATTTATTTTGAATCAGAAAGTGCTATATCAAAAGAGATGATAGTATCACGTGGTGTTGATGCCACAAGAATGGTAATTGTTCCAGTTGCAACAGTACAAGAATTTAGAAATCAATCAATAAAAGTATTAGACAAATATTTAGAACAGCCAGAAGATAAAAGAAAACCATTAATGTTTGTGTTAGATAGTTTAGGTATGTTATCTACTACAAAAGAAATGGAAGATACGGCTGAAGGAAAAGAAACAAGAGATATGACAAGATCGCAAATTGTCAAATCTACATTTAGAGTTTTAACATTGAAACTTGGCAGGGCAAAAGTTCCAATGATAATGACCAACCACACATATGACGTAATAGGTTCTATGTACCCACAAAAAGAAATGGGTGGTGGTTCTGGTCTTAAATACGCTGCCTCATCAATCATCTATCTTGGCAAAAGAAAAGAAAAAGATGCCGACAACGAAGTGATTGGTAATATTATCCACTGTAAAAACTATAAATCAAGGTTAACAAAAGAGAATGCTCAAATTGATGTAAGACTAACATACAAATCTGGCTTAGACAGATATTATGGTTTGTTAGAAATTGCTGAAGAAGAAGGCATATTTAAAAAAGTATCAACAAGATATGAAATGCCAGATGGTTCAAAAGTATTTGGTAAGAATATCAATGATGAACCTGAAAAGTATTTTACAAAGGAAGTATTAAAACAGATAGATGAAGCAACAAAGAAAAAGTTCCTCTACGGAGCAGAATAAAATAAAATATCTTTTTGTACAAAAAGACGGCGATGACTTTACTTGTATCAAGTTAGTTGAGGACAAGTATTTAAACGTAGTCTATAAGTATGGTAAGGTGGCTTTTGCTAAAGATGAAAAGTCCGATGGAACGTTGCCAATGAAGTTTGATTATGATATTATTAAAAATCCTAATGAAGTCGATACAAATACCCAAGAATTTATTAATTACATTGGTGATATATTGATTGAATTATTAGAGAAACAATTGACAGATGGAAAAGTTGAATTTAAATAATGAACGAATAGAGATTACAGTATTACGTAATTTCATATTCAATGAAGCATTTACAAGAAAGGCCTTACCTTTCTGTAAGGAAGATTACTTTACAAACCGTAATGAAAGAATATTGTTTAGAGAAATAGACATATTCGTAAACAAATATAAAAACATTCCTACTAAAGAAGCATTAACTATAGAACTTGGTCAAAGAAAAGATATTAATGAAGATGAATTTAAATCTGTAAAAGAATTATTAGAATCATTAACTAATGAGACTGTAGATTTACAATGGTTATTTGATACAACAGAAAAGTTTTGTAAAGACAGAGCAGTACATAATGCCGTATTAACTGGTATTAAAATATTAGATAAGAAAGATCCTAGACTTACACCAGAGGCAATACCTGGTATTCTTGCTGATGCTTTGGCCGTTTCTTTTGATAATCATATTGGTCACGATTATATAGAAGATGCAACAAGAAGATTTGACTTTTATCATACTAAAGAAAAAAAATATCAATTTGATTTATCTTATATGAATCGTATTACAAAAGGCGGTGTACCACCTAAAACTTTAAATATAGCTTTAGCAGGAACTGGCGTAGGTAAATCTTTGTTTATGTGTCACTGTGCTTCTAGTTTTTTAACACAAGGTTTAAATGTATTATATATTACTTTAGAAATGGCAGAAGAACGTATAGCAGAACGTATTGACGCCAATCTATTAGATGTAACTATGGATGATTTACATAGTATGCCTAGACAATTGTATGATGATAAGATTACAAAAATTAGAAACAAGACTGCTGGTAAATTAATTATAAAAGAATATCCTACAGCATCAGCACACGCTGGCCATTTCAGAGCATTACTCAATGAACTTGCTCTAAAGAAATCTTTTAGACCAAATGTTATTTTTATTGACTACCTAAATATTTGTTCAAGCAGTAGATTTAAAGGTGGTAATATTTCTTCGTACTTCTTCATTAAGGCAATAGCCGAGGAACTACGAGGACTTGCAGTTGAGTTTAATGTACCAATCTTTAGTGCTACACAAACAACAAGAACAGGTTTTGTAAGCACAGATATTGGTTTAGAAGATACTTCTGAATCGTTTGGTTTACCAGCAACTGCCGACTTTATGTTTGCTCTTATATCAAATGAAGAACTTGAAGCACTAGGTCAAATGAAGATTAAACAATTAAAGAATCGTTATAACGATCCATCTATCAATCGTGCCTTTATTGTAGGTGTAGATAGAGCTAAGATGAGATTATATGATGTATCTAACAATGCTCAGAACATAGTAGATAGTAACCAAACAACAAACACTCCAAAAACTAGTTATGATAAGTTTTCGGATTTTAAAATATAGGAGAAAAAATGGCAAACTTTAAAGTGTTTACAAACGCTTCAGTTCCTTTTGAAGGAAAAAAGATAGCAATAGATGTAGAACACGTAAGAGTAATCTTTGAAAACGTGTTAGAAGAAGGCTCAAAGGTTACACTTTGGTCTAAAGATAATAATTGGACTGTACAAGAAAATTTTGATACAGTATTGAAAACTATAAAGGAATAAATGATACAAGAAACATTGTTTAATATACCGTTCTATACTATTCCAGCATTAAATTGGAGTGTAAAGAAAAAAAATTTAACAAAACTATTTAAATCTTATGCAGATAAAAAACACGGAATACAAACATTTCATACTAACAGACAAAGTGATAGAACAGGTTTAGTGGAAGCTTTTACTAATTTATTAGGTGAAGAATTAAATATGTTAAGTCAAAAAATTAAAAGAGACTTAGCCGTTTTAGATGTTTGGTCTGTAACTTATAAACAAGGAGAATATCATTCGCCACATAATCACGGAACAACAGGATTAACGGGCATACTTTATCTACAATTACCAAAAGGATCTCCAGTAACAAATTATATACAACCTTGGAATGATTATATTACAGATAGAACAATTTATTATCCGCTTCCTGTACAAGAAGGACAAATTGTTGTAATACCTAAATTTATAAATCATTTTAGTCCTCCTACAGAAAATAAGAAAGTAAAACAAATAATATCTTGGGATATGAATATACAATAATGAAAAAACAAAAAGTAAGATTTCATAAGAGCGATAGGAGACCTGGCCATCTAGGTGAACAGTTGTCATATGAAAAAAAAATGATTAAGAACAAAGGTAACATCTATTGGCAGGCCGTTGAACAACCAACAGGTACAATTATAAGACAGTCTTTCTTTGAAGAAGATATATCTAAATTAGTAGACTTTCAAAATGCTAACCGACAGTGGCAATCTAACGGTGGTATACCAAAATTTCTATGTGACAATATTAAGTAATTATAAATAGTATTAAGTGATATAGTGTATGGTTAGTTTGATTTTATTTATGGGAACTATGAGAGGAGTATGTTTAGTTTTAAGGGATTTATTACAAAGGGTACGAACACCCATTTAGAACACTTAGAAGATTCTATTATAGATAGAGGTTCAAAAGGCGGTAAAGATGCCGTTAACTTTCTAAAGTCAATCAAAAAAATGCTTACTGGCCATATAGGTGGCCGACTTAACGTAACTGTTAAATGGGACGGT